AATACTACACCGGCCTCGTATTTATAACCTAGACTCCCTATTAATTACAACTTTAGTCCCTCCGTGTTTCTACAGTGTTTTCTAATATTGGGCATATTACACTTTTAGTCCTTCTATGCATTTTCCATTTTAGTTTTCAATTTCTTTTATTCATTAAATTATATATTACAAAATAGTCCCTCCGTGTTTTTAATCGTACGGACATATTTTCAGTTTTAGTCCTTCCGCATAATTGAACAGTTTTTATTTTTTTTTTCATTTCATTCCTTCTTGTTTTCAAGAAGCAAAAATATTCTAAGTTAATGCCGCTGCGCGGCATATTTATTTCAAATTCAAATTAATGGTATTGTCATTATTAGTTGTTGAGACAATTATTTAATCCACATAATCATCGCATTTTATTTCCATACCATGGTGTTTAAGACAAACACCACAAGGTCTACAGGGGATTACATGGACTCTATCACTGCTAATTTTCTCCATGTCAGGAAGAAAATTAGACATAACAACTACATGAATACAACTAATCATAGGGGCCATAAGAGGCTCATACTTATTACTAACTACTAATCTATCCTTAAACATTTCTATTAAACTGTATTGCAGATAATCCTTCTTATCACGAGGAATATCGAATACAATATTATTTCCTAAACATCCTATATACTGATAGCTGACGTTGTCTGCAGATCCTCCACGAGTGTAGAACCAGGTCCCACTTCTGAAAAGATCGCGCGCGAACGTCGATTTTCCTTCTCCCCCATCGGGCCCATACACCCAGAAGATAGTGCGGTCGTCAGCATCCCGCGCGAGCAGCTGCTTGAGGCGCAATTGCCAAGATTTCAAATTTGAAATTTGAATCTCAGGCGCGGACTTCTGGAATTCTTCCTCGGCAATCTTTGCCTTTACTCGACGGTAAACAGAGGGGTTCTCTTCCGCCATTCGTACCGGGGATCTAACGACGGCGTCCCGTTGTCTTCTCTTATGAGACCCACTAGGGCAATATTCACCAAATTCGAAAGGCCCAGAAACCCTAGTTTCTTCTTTCATGCAATAGTCGCGGGCTTCATCGGTCTTTCGGGCACGTTGTTTCTCCAGATGGGGGTTCAATTCCCCAAACAGGGACTTCACCTGTGCAAGGGTTCGGTTCCCCTTGCACTGTAGGTAGCCCTGTAAGTGACGACGCTTCGTAGTCGGAGACTCCTCTTCTTGCCAGCAGGCGTAACTGACAGCAGTGTTCTCAAAGAAGGGGACGAGGTCGGGTGCAGTGGAAGACAGAAAGAAAATGGTGAAACACCACCACTTAGACTGCACAGAAGGCATACTTTAAGAGATGAACTCACGTGAATCGCACAAGGGATACTAGGTCGGGGATACGAGGCCGGGT